GACCAAGCGAGAAAAGCCGCAGAGCGTGGCACTGAGGTTCATTCGGCCATTGAGCGGTTTTATGAGGGGCACATCCATGCCGACAGCCTGCCGTACCTTGAGGCGGTCTACAAGTCCGTCAATGAGGCGTTTGGCGACCTGAACTGGGCTGTTGAAAAGTCGTTTGCTCAAACCTCATCATCTGCTGGCTACGCAGGCAAGATTGACATGCACAGCTTGGACGGTGACGGCGTGGTGATCGACTTTAAGACCAAGGAGTTTACCAAGGACTCACTGGAAAAGGTTGTGGGCTTTGACGAGAACGTCATGCAGCTTGCAGCCTACAGAACAGGCTTGGCCTTGCCCAAAGCCCGTTGCGCAAACGTCTTTGTCTCGGTCACTGAGCCGGGGCTTGTCGTGGTCAAGGAGTGGACGCAAGACGAACTGTGGCGTGGCTGGTCAATGTTCGATGCACTCAAGACTTTCTATTACGCCAAGACACAACTTTAAGGAGCCATCATGTTTATCTCAAAATACGAGAAAGAAGCGCTTCAGCAAAAGGTGGAAAACCTGTCGCTGCTTGTGGCTCAAACCTCAGACCGCGCCCACAAATCTGAAGAAAAAATATTAGAACTGTCTTTGAAACTTTTAAGCATTGAAGAGGCGCAGAGTCAGCAACGGTCAATGGTTGCGGAAGTTGTTGAAGATTTTCAAGATATAGATGGCTTGAGCGATGAAATCATTGCAAAGATTACAACCTGCGACTCAAGACTTGAATCGTTGGAAAATTATTTTTCATCACGCTATCGTCATTGTGATGAAGTGGACAAAGAGTTGAAGTTTTTGTCTAACGCAAGCAGAAATGCAGTTACAGATATTCTTAGCCTTGATAAAAGATTTGTTAATTTTGTTGAATCGCAAAAAGACAACAGCACAAAAATTAAAGAGGACATAAAAGTGCTGGCTAATGAACAAAAGATGAAGGGCGCAAAAATTCTTTTTGTTGAAAAAAGTTTAGAAGTTACAAGAGCCGTTCTTTTTGGATTAAAAAAAGAAGTAATGACCAACAAGAAAGATTTTCATAATCTTTGCAAAGTTGCTATCACCCGTGATGAGCCTGTTTTTGTCTTTGATAGCGGACAAGATTTGCTTAATAAGGTTGTCAGTAAAGTCAAAAGAAGTTACCCCACAAAAGGCATCAAGCTCGGACCATTGGTCAAAACGCCTGAAGCCCCTTGGGGCGTAAAGAAAGACGGCGGACCAAGAAGGCGTCCCGGTCGCCCACCAAAAATAACCAACAAGCAATCATGAACAACCCTTACTTAACTAAAAAAGAGATTGTCAAGACCTTCCTCAGCAAGATCGCTGTCCATCTTGATGAGAATCACGAGTTCTCACCAGAGGATCTGGAGAAGATTGCCACAGGCTTCATCATGGAAGCAATGCCCATGATCGTTAAAACAGAACGACACATGTGCATCGACTTTGTGAAAAGCCTCAACACCTTCGTTGGTCAAAAGCTGGAAGAAAAGCGCGGCCACCTGTAAAAAAAATCCCCCCAATTACGGGGGGTTCAAATCTCATGGCAACGAGATCAGGGTCGAGCGTATCGGAAGGCAGGCCGCTGTGCTGCCAACAACTCTTCTGGCGTTGGCTCAGGCACATCAGAGTTTTTTGGCATCGCTTTGATTTTGTCGTAAAGATACAGAGACAAAGGCGAAGCGGTTGCCAAAGCTGCTCCGAGCGCTTTCGCCATCGGATTGGGCACCAAAGCCAGACCACCACCAGCGACACCCATGCCAGCCATAACTTGGCCGGGCAGATCGCCTGCGGCCTGACGCTTCATGTACTCTTGACCAGACTCAGCAATACCTAAGCCGCCAAGAGCGCCAGAGACGCCCGGAGCGTTCAACACAGCACCAACGCCTGTTTTGAGTCCCTGACCCACCTTTGCAAGATTGCTGGGCTGTGGGGGTGGCTGTGGAGGTGCCTGCGGTGGCATCGGTGTGCTCGGAATTGGCTGTGAAGGCGGCAACTGAGACAGGCCACCGGGTGCGGTTGGGTTTTGCACGTAAGTTGCCCGTGGGCCACGGCCACCGCCTTGGTCTGGCGTCATGATGCCACCAAATCGTGGGTTCTCAACATAACCGCCACCCAATTGCTGAACCCTTTGCAGACCTTCGCGGCGCTGCGAAGTTAAGTCGTGGACGCCACCAGTTTGCTTGGTCATGTCCAAAGCGCGGCCTGCTTCAATGTCCGTTAAGCCAAACTTTTTGCCGTAATTGGCAGTGGCAGACCCACCCATCTGCTGAAGGGGGCTTGCAGGCCCTCCAACGGGGCCAGCAGGGCCTCCAGCGACTGGCGTGGGCATAACCCTAGTCTGAGCAGGCGAAGGCGCTCCACCGCCCGTTCCTTCACGGAATAACTGGTCAAAAGCACCCAGCGCTTGCGTTGGCGCTCTGCGCGGTTCAGGAGGAGCACTAAACCCAGCGCTGGGCATCGTAGGGGCTGGAGGCGTTGCCATCTTGCGAACTCCAGTGTCCAGCATCTGTGCTGCCTTCTTGCCGCCGTATGCACCCAACAGGTCAAGCAAATACCTGTCTTCAACTGGGATGTTCAAGTCCTTGATGCTTGTCTCAGACAGAGGCTTTTTGTCTGCGCCCTTTGCCTCAGACTTCTTAGCTTCAGTTTCTTCTTTGTCTTTTTGGATGTAGGCCTGCTTAAAGATCGGGTCCAAATCCTCAAGGCTAACTTCTTTTTTTTCTTCCATGATTACCTCGACCCAGTTGGTGAAAAGTCTTTTTCCAGCTTCTCAAAATATGGCGTGTACTGATTCAAAATTTTGCGTCCTTCAGTGTTCCAGAACTGACGGGTAGGTTGCTTACCCTTGGTGCCATCCAGCCAAGAGTTGTAGGAGTTCACTATCGCATCGTTTTGTCTGTTGACAAGAACGCCGTGCAAAGACCAGTACTTGATCAGTTGGGCACCATCTTCTGGACGAGCCATTGGCGACCTCATTGCAATTGCATCAACGTTTGAAATCTGTGGGCCAAGTGCGCTTTTTGCGAGTGCAGCTCGGGTAAAGAATTCCTGATCCAACAACTGCGCAACTCGACGTGCAACCTGCTGCTCTGATGGGCTGAGCTTGGCCTTTTCGAGAAAGGTTGTTACAGGCAAAGAAACTGAGTAGTTACCAACCTGTATGCCTTGTTGTGCAGCGGAGGCTGCACCAGCAACAAGCCCCTGTTGGTTCATCAGGCCAACAACTCTTGGGTTTTGGTTGATGATGTTGACCAGCTCGGTAAGTCGCTGATTTGAGGCAATGGTTGTCTCTGGGCCAGCACTCTTCATCAACACAGCCATGGTATCTTGCGCAGGCCTATCAGCAAGCGATAACCGCTCCAAAATAGTTTTATTCTGATCAGCTAAGGGCAAGCCAGAAAGGTCACTCACAGGTTCGGCAGGCTGTGATGCAGCCTGTGGCGCGGGTTGAGGCGGTCTTGCGGCAGGCGGCTGACCCTGCGCTGCTGGTGCTGCTAAGGGTGCTGGCGCTGCCGATGGGGCTGCTGTAGCAGCAGGCATAGGCATTTTCTGTGTGATTGACTGTACGTGAGCTTTAAGCGCTGATGGGTTTCCCGTTTTAATCGCTTCTTCTGAAAGTTTTTCAATGATTGCAGCTTGTCTGGCTGTACCCATAAATCGAACATCACCAAGCAAAGGCACATTAATCTCTTGAAGTGCCCCACCAGCGGACGGCAAGTTGACATCAGTTCTGCGACCCTCAAAGTTTTGCTTATAGAACTCCTTGCCTTTGCCCTGAGCAGATGCTGCGTTGAAGTCACGCAACTCAGTGGGAGTCATATTGATAAACAAAGGCTTACCATCAACCACAATCTCGGATGGCTCTTGTTTGCCTACACGCAAATCAGCAATTGGTTTTGGACCACCCGGAGCGTCCATGTCGATGATGAAGTTTTCGTTGGTTTTATAACGGTCTCGATCTTGAGAAATCATGTCTTGCAAGATTTTGGCTCTTGCAGCCCCTCCGGGCATACTGGCAAGCCGCGCAATATCCTCAGACGTAATTGGTCGACCTTGAGCAACCGTCGAAGGGGCTGCTGCATTGGAGCCAGCAGAAGGTGTCACGTTTGTCTCACCTGAGGTTGTTACCGCACCTAAAGCTGGTGGAGTTGCGGATGGTCGATTGCGAGAAATAATATCTCTAAACGTTTTGTCGGTTTGAGTGGTTTGATAACTCTGCAAATTCTGCTGCGCCATGTCAAAGCGCATCTTTGCGATGTCTTGAGAGCGCTTCTCTTCAGCCTGCTGGACAGGGCCAATTGCTCCAGCTACATTGCCAATCACCTCACCAAAAGAACCTGTCCTTGTGGGCGCACCAAGAGCTTGCGAGATTGCCAAAAGCGTTGGATCAAACAACTGCTTTCGGTTGACGAGCGAGTCCATCAACATCTTCTGTTGATCTCTGTACTCCTGAACAGCCCTCTCGCCTTCAGGTGTGTCGGCGTAGAGGCTAAGTGCTGATTGGTTTGCCATAATTATTCCTTAGCCGGGGAAGCTACCTAAATCATCGCTTGTTTTAATTTCATCGGGTGTTCTCGGAATTGAACCGGGAATTGTGGGGTCAGGCTCTGGTAAATAATTTTTGAGGCCTGCAAAAATATCTTTGCCCAATTGAATCCCACTAGTGAACAATCCGTCCTTGCCAGATCCAGCGGCGACCAAAGTACCCAACGAACCAATCTGCTGCAAAGGAGAAGGAGGGTAAGCTGATGGGAGCGCATCCTTGGTCTCGGTGGTGGTAGTCGGGTAGGTGTAACCACGCAAGATCTGAGCGACATTCTGTGCCCGAGTCAGTGGGGCCTCAAGTTTGGACTGGTCGTAGCTCAACTCTTGAATACCAACATCACCCAAAGCCTTGACTCCAGTCGTTGCCGCCTGAGCTTCAATCTGACCCAAGCCAGACAGAGCTTGACCAGCACTGATGTCATAACCACGGTCTCTCAAAGCCGCCTCCAGAGCAGATTTGTAGCCTTCTGAACTGAACTTGGCCTGTTGGCCCGTAAGATCGTTTTGGACGTTCGACAAGGCCTGCCCAGCCGCTCCAGCGTAGCGTTGGCTACCGAAGCCGCCAGAACCCGCAAAAGCGCCTCTGAGGGCTGGTAAAAGGTTCTGCTGGGTGTTCAGTGCGCTTTGGCGCGTCATCTCGGCGATGACATTTTTCTGATACGGGTCGTTGAAAGCAGTGATGTCAGCAGCAGACACACCCGTGGCAGCATCTTCTAAAGCCGTCGAAGCCTCATCCAAGGGGTCTTCGTAGCGTGACAGAGTTGTTGGTGCGTCTTTGTAAAGATCGGTAAGGTTCTTAGGACGCGCCGCAATAAGCTCATCGCCCGTATATGGCTTTAGTAGAGCGCCAGTAGGGGATTGCGCACCCAAAGCACCCTGACCAGCCTGAGCCAGTTGGGTGAGGTAGTTCGTCAGGTACTGAGGAGCGGCTACGCTTGTGCTGCCCTTTAGCTCAACTGCTTTTGGTGTTGCTGCGTCAAATAAACTCATGTGGTGCTCCTTTTGCTAGATTTTAAGTAATCCAGCGGGGATTTCAAGGCTGGCGGTGGTAGATCCTTCGGACCCTTGGATCTGGCTCGGTCACGGATGCCGTGCATCATGCTGTACAACTTGTCGGTTCCAGCCTTTGTCGAGCCGTTGCCGAGGGCAGAAACAACGTCCGCTGGGAAGACAAACTCTCCGTCAGCCAGCCAAGCAGGGATGTCATCAGACTGGCCGTCACCGTCTCCAGCAACGTGTTTGCCGCCTTTGTAGTTCTCTCGGCCACCATAATCACTCAAAGCGCCACCCGACTTAGCCAGTATTGGCAAAACCATGCCGCCAGAGGCCTTCAGAGGCTCTACAAAGCCGCCTTCCTTGTAGGTCTTAGCTGCCCCACCAAGGATGGAATCAATGCTGTCCTCAGACCCGTATGAGTAGTATTTGCTGTTGCTGGCGTCTGGGGATTCCCCACTCAAAATCTTGGACAGCGCACCACTGTTGGCGCTAGGCTGTTTGATTTGTTGTGGCTCCATGCTCTCTTGCATGACACTCATCGAACGTGGATCAAATTGGTTCATCATCGCTTCACTTTCAAGTTCTGCTTGGGCTTGAGCCGCTTTCACTCGGGCAAGTGGGTCAATAGCTTTTTGTGTCTCACGGGAGCCAAGAGACTTTGAGTTTAAGAGCATGTAAGACGGCAAACCAGACGCACTGGTGCCAACTCTTAATTCTTGCGCAGTCTGAGGTGCCGAGTTTAAAGTGTTTGCAAGTTGTGGGGCTGTCTGTCTAACAGGCTGAGTTGTTGGACTGACTGAAGGAGTTCCCGCAGGCGCGACTGGTGATGCAGGTGCGGCTGGAGCAACAGGCGCACTTACTTCCGCTGGCGAAGGCGTTACGGGAGACGGAATAACTTGCGCAGGTTGCGTGACAACTGGTGGCGGAATTACATCCGCAGGTGGCGTTACAACTGGTACGGTCTCTGCCTTCGGAGGCGTGACAGCAGGATTTACACCAACGCCAACAGCGGTATTTACGGCTGGGTTGACTGCTGGATTCACCGATGGGTTGACTGCTGGGTTAACAGCGGGATTGACAGCAGGGTTGACGGCAGTATTTACAGCAGGGTTTACGGCTGTATTTGTAGCTGGGTTCACTGCGGTTGCCGCATCAACAATTGCGTTTACCGCGATTTCTGTTGCTTGTGTTGAACTTACACCAAGATTAACAGCCGACTGTACAGCAGCATCAAAGACTGTTTGAACATTTGAACCAGAGTTGACGGCGGCAACAACTGTAGACGTTATGGAGGTTTCTACGCTTGTGCCAGAATTGACGGCGGCTGTGATGACTGAATCAACAACCACGGCTGTATTAGCACCAGAAGCCACAGCAGAGCTTACAGCGCTGTTAATTACGGTGGAGGGGTTAGCGCCTCCCGTAATAGCGGTTGTCACAACAGCGTCGACTACAGCGGCAGGGTTTGAATTTCCACCGAGTGAGCTAGTAACGCTTTCAGAAATAACTGAGGCAACATTTTCTGCATTTCCAGAGTCTGTGGCCGTAGAAAGTGAATCAGTAGCGCCCAAGGACGAGGCTACATCAGCAGCCTGAGTCCTGATCGTGTCCATCATCGACTGTTCAGAAGTGTCCAACTGCAAAAATTCTGCTTGCTCTTTTGTGATGGGGCTTGAATCTGAAAAGTAATCAGCAGGCAACTTTGATTGTTGACCCGGCACCACTGGAGTTGCATCAAATCCTTCTTTGCTGCCAGCCAGCTTGTCAATAGTGCTGTTAACTTGAGATGCGCCAGATGCAATTGCCGAAGACCCGCCAACAGCAGCAGCAGTTGCAATCACCGTATCAGACAAGGCCTGCTGAAAATCTGCAAACGTAGATGCTTTTCCAAGACCAAAACTAGAAAACTTGTCAGCAGAAAATTGAGCAACAGTGGTCAGTAGTTCTGAGGCCTCTTCCTTTATCAATCCTTTGCCAAGAGTTTTTACAGAATCAACAATTGCGTCTATTGACCCAGTGACGGGGATGCCCTTCATGATCTGCTTCATACCGGGGATGCCTAGCAACTCACCAGCAATCTCAATCGACGTCATGGTCGCTGTTCGTTTGCCGTTCTCTTCATTGGTAAGTTGTCGAACATCGGTTATGCCAGAAGAACGAGCGTCTTCCTTGCTGTTAAAAACATTACCCTTTGCGTCAAACCACTTACTGGCTCCTTCGACCCAAGTATTGTTTGCAACAATTGCGCCGATGGTCATGACCGGCATAAATGGACCGCCGACGATGAAAGATGACGCTGACTCAATTGCGCTTGCAAAACCAGCAGCAACAGCTTTTTCATTGCCGACCAGCTTTGACATCTCAGTGTCTTTGCTGCCAGACAAAAGTTGTTGCGCAAGAGTTAAAGATGGCGCATCCTGACCAAGCAACTCTCCCATAAATTGAGCGCCACGCACGCCAACACCAGCCAGATCACTAGCTGCCATATTGCCAGCGGCTTTTATGACGTCAAATGTTGTGTTGATAAGTGGCTTTTCAGACGGCTTCAACACATCTTTGGTGTCCGCTGGAGCTTTGTCATTGACAACTCCCGTGGGGTTCACCGAAGTTGTCTGCTTGAGCATCGTGTCAATGACCTTGTAGGTCGCTCCGTCAGAGCCGTTTTTCATTTGCTCTTGCTGTGCAGGAGTTGCGTTAGCGTAAGAGTTGACGAAATTCTTGAGTGACTGCGAGGACAGATCTTGAGGATTTAGCTCTGTCTCAGAAGCTCTTTTAGAAAGTTGATCCGCCACGTAATCACGAACAGTTGGAGTAAATGTAGGCTTTGCTTCAGTAGCAAGGTCTGGACGCTCCGCAGCAGTGGCAGTGGAGTACTCTTTACCATTCCATGTGAAAGTCTTGTCTGCACCAAGCAGTTCACGAGCCTGCGAGAAGGCATCAGAAAACTTAGGCAAGTTGCTGATCGTGTCCAGCTTATCTGTACGCACAACATCATCAGCAGCGTTGGCATCCATTGCGCCTTGCAGGTCACCAAACTCCGTGTCTGGCGTAAAAGGTATGGATACCGCAGTGTTCGGGGTCTGGTCAGGGATCTTGTTGGTCACAACACCTGTGACGGCATTAGCGGCCTCCAAAGCATCCTCAGGGGAGGCTCCTAGAATATTTATGGCATCGGCAAAAGTCTTTACGCCAGCCTCGTCCAACTTGGCGGTGTCAACCGAAGACACGGCATCGTTGACAATTTTTGGTGGAACACCTGTGTCTGCGGGTTTAGATGGACCAGCCTTAACGGAGTTTGCCAACCCAAGACCAGCGCTGATGACTCCAGTGAAGTCGCCAGTCACACCCGCCTTTTGAATCGCATCAACTAGAGTTGCGGCAGTGGCAGCAATTTTGACGTCTTTGCTTCCAGAAAGGTCGCCAAGAGACTTTAAAGCAGTAGCAAAATCTCCCTTGTCCAAAGCAAGCGCAAAATTACCAAGCTGCACTGCTGTTGTTACGCCAGATGGAAGCGCATCAACAGTCCCGCCAAGTTGGGTGTAACCAGACAGTCCAGCGTTGATAATTCCAGAAATGTTTCCGCTCTGCAATGCAGCCACACCTTGAACAGCGGTTTGTGCCAACTTAATGTTGGAGACTGTGTTATTCAATTCAGCAAGACGCTCTGCACCCCCAGCAATTTCAGACAAAGTCCCCGCATCGGCTGCCGCCGTGAGCGCAGTAAACTCTGGCCCCACATAGGATGTGTAAGCGCCAAAACCACTCAAGACGGCGCCGATGTAATTTTTTTGTTCCAAGGCCAAAGCAACTTGTGCAAGTTTTGCAAAGGGCTGGTGTGGTCCGGGAATAAATGACGCAACAGTCAAAAGCATTGGACCGACATCGGATATAAATTCGTTGACGCCTGTTTTGCCTTGGCCTGCGGTAAGAACTGGAGTGCCGTCCGCCGTAAAATTGGCTGTCAGGTAATGCTCTTTTCCAGTAAAAAACCCACCAGACTTTTGGTACAACAATCTGCCATCAAGCCCTGTCAACTCTCTGCCAGTGTCTTTGTCGTAGACCACTGTTCCAATAGACTGTTGGAACTTGCCGTCTTTTATGCTGGCAACTTCTTCCTTGGTCAAAGGAATGTATCGGGTAACAGCGCCGTTTTCTGAATCTTCAGTTATTTGCTTGGATGGAACGGTTTTAACTTGGTCTTTTGACACCGGAAAAGCAGTTGAAACGGTTCCCTCTGACGTATCAATGTCTTTGTAATACACAAAATTACCACCACCAAGATCCTCTGCACGCTTGCCGTCAACAGTTTCGTAATAATTAACGAATGAAACTGGCTGATATTTTGTCTTTTGGCCTATGTCGTTGATGGTGTCCAGACCCATGTTGACCAGTTTTGCAGCAGAGACGTTGACGTCGCCAAAAATACCTCGGTAGTAATCGCCACCTATGACATTTTTTTGAGCATTCATTTGCGTCGACAAGGTCTCAGCTTGAAAAGCGTCCGTACCGTATGGTGCCCACTTAGTTTCAAGACCCTTAATTTTGGTCTCAACCTCGTTCAGTGAGTTGCCGTACAGCTTGTTGATGGCTGGGTTTGCTCTTGCGTTTGCAAGGAACGTGTTGATCCCGCCTGTGGTGGTATCCGTGTTGCTGAACAAACCATTGAAATTTGTTTCAAAGTTCCGTACAGGGTCAAGCAATGTCTTGATCGAATTTACATCTTTTCCAGTGGCCTCAGCAAGTTCCTTGTCAGTGAATTTGTAATCTCTTTGCAGCGCAAGAGACGAGATGACTTGGTCTGCCTCAGTTTGATCTTTAAGGACTCCATTGATGATCTGGTCTCGGCCTTTTATGTAATTGGTGTTAGCCAAATCAAAGACGGACTTGTCCTGACCAGTTATTTTTGCAAGCTGGTCGGGCGTAAAGCCAGCGTCTTTGCCAAAGTTGTAAATCTGTTGCGACTCCTGCCATGAGAGTTGGTTGTCAGCAGAGATATTGCTGAGGTTCGTTACAGCTAAGTTTGCGTACCGTTTTTGGTACTCGTTGTACAGATCTTCGCCAAGAGTTTTCTTTAAACCCGCATCGTTCATCCCAAGGCTTTTGGCGTACTTAAAACCTTGCAGCAAGCCAGCATCATCTTGTCCAAATGTGCTGCTTAATTCAGTAGCAGCCGCCTGACGAAAAGCATCTTTCTCTTTGGCGTCGATTGATGAGCCAAATGCATTTTTCCAAAAATCAACACTGCCCTGATCCGCCGTCCGTTCAGGTCCCAAGTATTCGGTGAACAGACCCTGCACTCGGGCATTAAGCTCTGCGTCTGCATCACCTTGGAACTTTTTCAACTCGTCCGCATTGACCTCAGAACCAAAGTCTTGAAAATAGTTTCCCAGTCCAGCGGGATCAGCTTTGCGGTCAAGAACATCGTTATAAATCTTTGCGATGCCTGCAAAGTCTGAAGAATCGTTATTTAATATGTAGTCGGTTACGTAGGCGCTGTAGTCGCTTTCAGGGTTCTTGACAAGAGAATCTGCAATAGCATTATTAAAAACTGACTTAAAATTTTCAGGTGTTATCTGACCTGTTTTAAGTGAATTGACCCACCAATCAAAACCACCTTGGTCAATGTTTGACGGCCCTGTGCCAATGCCTTTAAAGCCAACTGAAGCGTAGGCGTCAGCAACTATTTGTTCGTTGTTGGGAGCCGATACAGGAGTAGAAAGAGGGGCAGGTACAGGGGTAGATAGAGGAGCAGGGGCGGCAGTTTGTCCAGAGTCTACGACTTGGTTTTGAGGAATGGCTACTGGAGTTTCAGGCGCGGGTGTAACAACAGGGGTAGAGGTCACATTGCTGAGGGGAGCCTTATTTGTGCCTGCTGGTGGCTCTAAGCCTTTTGCACGAGCGTCAGCAACCACAGATTTAAAAATCTCAACCTCATCTGGATTAATGCCGTCTTTACCAATTGTATTTTCCCAGTATGCAAGACCACCAGCGTCTGATGGACGCTCCAAGTACTTCAAGTACAGGTCTTCAACAGACAAGGGCGCTGGCTCGGATGTAAAAGTATTTGCCATGTATCTTCCTTACGACCGCTTCATGCGTTGCCGTTCATTACGTTCAACATGGCAGAAGCCCACTCTTGCCAGTCTTCAAATCCATACGGATCTGGAATGTTCTGGTTTGTAAAGACATCAATTGCAAGTAAGCCAACAGCCCACTCGTGCCAGTCAGCTTCAGGATTGGGGATTGAAAGCTGTTGGGCAGAGTACTGCTCACACATCAAACAAGCCCACTGGTCAAACTCCATGTATCTGGGGTCATAGACCAGAGCGCTTTCTGAATTAGGTGCTGTAACCACGAGTGTCCCCAAGATCTGCGTTGACGATCACTTTGCCCATCTGGAAGTCACCACCAGCTACGTTGGACACGAACTTCAGCCTCAGCTCCCGTCTTTGCTCTCGCAGGTCAATTTTCGTTGTTCCCGGCTCAAAAGCGTAAGGGCCAGTCGTTTGATCTTCGCTCTGAGCAAAAGGTCGGCCAGTGACAAACATCTCCATTGTGCCCTCTTGGATAAAATCAGGCTCCAGACGCTCAAGGTGCAGCCAGCGGTTCTCACCCACGGGAGAGGGCTGTGCAGGGCCTCCAGCCACCCATCCAAGGTCGCTGGTCTCGATGTACGCCTCAATGGCGTTGGACTGGGTAAATTTCACCTCATCCGTGCCGATCTCGTGCTGCCACAGGCTCACGAAGTTGATGGTCGTGACCACGGTGAACTGAAAGTTTGATCCAGACCCAAAAGTAGCCGACAAGACATCACCCACAACATAATCCTCGCCACGGTCGTTTATAACGATGGAGGTCACTACCCCTCCAGTGACCGTGATCGTGGCCGTAGCGCCCGATCCTGAGCCTCCTGTGAGGCTTATGTAGGAGTAGGTTGCGTTGGTGTAGCCAGATCCAGCATTGGTAATAGAGCCGTTGAGCAATCCACCCTCAGCGTCAATCTCGACCCCGCCGTTGACAGGGAAGCGGAACACCTGTGAGAAGTACCCAGCAGACCTACGGGCGCCAAGGGCTGTGCCTGCGTCATACCAGAGATTCTCGCGGATGTTGTAGATGATGCAGTCGTTGCACTCTTCTGAATTGCCACGGGGGTAGAACCACCAGATCTCGCCAAAGCGCGGAACCTTGGTGGCGTAGACCTTCTGGCGCTGCGAGTAGTTCAAGTTGTCAAAAAAGTAGTTCTGGTTCATGGAGTTTGGGATCTCCTTGACCACGCCGTTGTACAGCAGAAACCTATCCACGCCAACCCAATAGTAAATGCCGTCATACTCAATTACAGACTGGCTGGACAGCATTGAAGACTGGCTGGAGATGATGTCGTAGCGCCAAAAAGTAGGGGCCGAGAAGTTTGGCGTCCCGCCGATACCCAAACTCGTTGGGGCAAAGGACACACGGATCAGGCTGTCAAGGCTCCAGAACAGGCCAGAAGGGGCGTTTGAGCCACCCCTGACAGGAAAGCCTTGGACAATCTTGCCAGTGGACATGTTCACGGCGTTGGCCTCAGCAGAGACCCAATCGTCCAGATTTCCAGTTGCACAGTTGCGGATCAAGCCATCGTTGCCGTAAACAAAAACGTAGGGGTGCAGCGACACCATACCACCCGACACTGAGACTTCATTGTCAAAAGTCAACGTAGCCGTGGCGGCTGTGGCCGTGGCGTTCTTGGTGAGTACCAAAGCGGCAAGGGATATGGACAGCACACGGGTGTCCGCAGGGATGCCCGGTCCAGTGACCACTTGATTGACGCCAATGTTGAGGTTTGACGCGGTGAGTGTCACATTGGGTGACCCACTGGTTGTCGCGCCCGTTTGGGTAAAAACACCAACAGGATTTAAATTGGTTGAGTTGATTGGGCCAGCCAATACAGGAGTGTTGGCTTCGTTGTCAATGTCACTTAGATCACGCGATGGATGAGCAAGCAGAAGATTATTGCCAGAACCTGAGGAGTCGGTGAAGGTGTCAAACTGCCACAAGTTTTCATCTGATGGCACAAACGCCGAAGTAATGGTCTGTACTTGCACAGAAAAACCAGCCCCCGTCCCGCCAAGTTGAGCAGCCGTTGCGGTGAGCTTCTCGTATTGGCTGTATCCAAATCCACCACCAGTGACAGTTACAGAGGTCACAGCACCACCAGAAACAACGATTGTGGCCGACATGCCAGAGCCAGATCCAGTCGTTACATAAGACAAAGCCACAGCGGTGTAGGTGGCGTTCACATACCCGCTTCCACCCACGATTGCGTTCACGGCTGTTACAGCGCCGCCAAAGGTGTAGTCAGTGATGCCTGAGCCAGTCCCGTTGGCATCAACTGGCACAACTTGCAGACCATCGGCGTGGCCGTTGTAGATGTTGTTGAAGTTGCTCCGAGGAACCACGAAAATGCCCCGTGAGGGGCCTGCAAGGGAATCGGTAATCTGACGGTAGCCGCCCATCTTGCGGGGGCGTCCGCGCTGAAACCTGACCCACTGACCGTCGACATACACCTCTTTGTCAAACAAAGTTCCGTCCCGCTGGATTCCGGGTTTTGTGTCGAGGGCAAAAACCTTTTTGGTCATTAAAAAGCTCCGCCAGAAACGCCTGTGGTGAAGTTTCCAGATCCAGTGACGCTGACTCCAGTCGCTGTGACATCCAAAACAAGATTGCCAAGAACTGAAACGCCAAAACGGCCAGCGCCGGGTCGGTAGACGCCAGTGTTGGATTCTGAGCCAAAGTTCAACGATGGTGATGCGGCAGAGCCATTTACCAAACTGATTGCCGTGCCGCCAGCTTGAGTGGTGTTGGCGTTCAGGATGTTTGTGGCATCGCAAATCAAGGTGGCCTGACCCGAGGCTGGTACTGTGGCGGTGCTTCCCCCAACAATCCCCGTGGAAATAGTCAGGGTAAAACCACCAGCGCTGGTCTGGTTGGACACAACATACAGGTTAACAACTGGAGGAACGATGACGGTGACATTCCCTGTCAGGGTGCCGGTGTAGATCTGAATTGTGTTTGCCGCTTCGCTGGCCGTCAGGGTGTAAGTGCCCGAGACGACAGGCTTGGTCAGAACGCCAAACTCAAACTGCGTACTGACGCCGTAGCCGACCGTGACGTACTGCGTACCAGTCGAAACAATAAAAGCTGACTCGCCGGGAGCAAAAGCCTTGGTAACTGCGCCGTCAATAAGCTGGCTGCTCGTGGTCCCAATCGTGATAGTCCCAGTCCCGTTGTTCTTGAACATGACGAACCAGTTATCGCCAGTGGTTGTAGCCAAAGGCAGCGTGGCCGTGGTTGTGCCACCCGACCAGATCATGGTCTTGGCGCGGTCTGTGGTCAGGAATGTGTACGCAGCCGTTATAGAACCCGATGGGTGGCTTTGATTCAGCGTGGAGGAGGAAGCCAGCAAACCAGCGCCAGCAAGGCTTGCAGCGTCCGCTGAGGAGGTTCCAGTGCCAAAGGCAATGTTGCCCCATGTGCCCTGTTCGGTGGCGTTGGTCTTGATGTAAACATACTTGGCTTCATTGGCCGCAATCGTGATGATCGTGCCAACGCCGTCAAAGGTTTTGACGGTGAAGCTGTTGGCTCCCACATTGCGAATCAAAGCATCGTTGCCTACCGAGGTTTGATTGGCTGGAGGCATGAACAAGGACAGGCCAGCGCTTGAAGCGGTGACATCCATAATTCGGGCGGCGTAATCATCCGTGGCGTTGCCATTGATCGGCCATTCCAACTGGGTGTTGGCCGCAAGGGTGATGGAACGGTACGAAACGTCCGTTGGCTGGATGACGTTGCCTGTGAAGGGGCTGTTGTAACTCATGATTTATCCTTAGCTGTCAACGGCAATGGCCTGACGGTCTGCCACACGAAGTCGGTCTTCTGCCACCAAAACGTCCATGGACTGCTGGTACAGGGCTTGCCACAACTGCACGCGCTCATCGTTCTTCAAGAACGGCATGGCCTGAAGCAGTGTGCCGTACAGAAGAGCCTGCGGAGCGTATACGGTGAACCAGTTGGTTTGGTTGGAGGAGTCCAACGGCTGGAGGCGCTCGTAGTAGAGAACCTCAAAAACGTAGTCAGCGCTCGGGGTCGGGGCGACCATCCAGTGGGTGTAGTCGTAGTCGCAGTAAAACTTGGGCACGCCCGTAGTTGTTGGTTCGGGCCAGTACTCACGAAGGTACTCGTACTTGCGAAGCAGCACTGGCTGGCGCTTGCCTGCTACGGTGATGTTCATGGACACTGTTTTGTGCCACCGTGCTGGCTTGTCAATCACATTGGCGCTTGTCGTCATGGTGCTGCCCTGCACCGTCAGGTTGCCCAAAAACTTGATCTGCGCAGCAATAGT